CATGGACATGCTCAAGGTCATCGAGTTTCGCGGTGGTCTGTCGAGCGAGGCGGAATTCGACACGCAGGCCAACTTCGTCCAGAAGGTCATTGCCGGCAGCCGCAACCGCGTCGACGCCACGGCACTCCTCCAGGCGCTGAAGACGGGCGGCGTCGCGCTCTCGCGCCGGCACAATGATGCGTTCTACCTCGGATCGGAACCCCTGATTCAGGAATTCGGTGGCTCGCGCTACGGCACGGCCGCCATGAGCATCTACCAGAACCTGGTGCAGGCGCGTGGCACGATCACGGCGCAGCAGGAGCTGTATCGCCTCGGCTTGCTCGACAAGTCGAAGGTGCAGTTCAACAACCTCGGCCAACTCAAGAAGGCGCTGCCCGGGGCGTTCGTCGGCTCCGACATCCTCGAAAACGAGGGCGAGCTCGCGCTGCTGCAGAAGGTGCTCCTGCCGGCCTTCAAGGCCAAGGGCATCACCTCGGATGAGGCGATCATCCGCGAGTTCGGCATGATCCTGGGCAACCGCACCGGCTCCGGCCTGATGGCGCGCATCTATCAGCAGCGCGACCAGATCGCGATCCAGACCGCGGCCAATGCGCATGCGCAGGATATCGACCAGACCGTGGCTGCCGGCAACAAGATGCTTGGCGGCAAGGAAATCGACTTCCACGCCAAGTTCAACAACCTGCTGCTGCAGACCGGCAACGTAATTCTGCCCATGGCGGTGCGCGCGCTGGAGATCCTCAATCCTATGCTCGAGCGCATGGCCAAATGGATGCAGGCTCATCCGACCATGTTCGGCCTGGTGATCAAGGGACTCGTCGGTTTGGCCGGTGCCCTCATTGGCTTCGGCTCGCTGAACATCATTGCTGGAGGCTTCCGCGGTCTCGGTTTGGCGCTCAAGGGTATCGGCAACCTTTCCGAACTGGCCGGCGGTCTTGGCGGTGTGGCTGGCGGCCTCAAGGTGCTTGGTATCGCAGCCGCCGGCTTCATGGCCGCGTACGCCGGCTGGAAGATCGGCACCGTCATCAGCGACAAGATCGACGGTACGAAATTCGGCGACAAGTTCAGCCACTACAACACCAAGTACCTGGGCGCAGCGCTCGACCTAGTCGGCATCAAGAACGATTTCTCGCTGGCCGCCAAATACGACGGCTATGACCAGAAATACAACGGCGCGGAGCCGCTGCCGGGACAGGCGGGTTATGTACGACCCGGATCGAGCCGCTACATCGCCTCACCCTCGCAGCAGATGATCCAAGTGGATTCGACCATTCAGCTCGACGGCAAGGCCATCGCGCGATCGACCACGATGCACCAAGCAAAGGCCGCCTCGGCCCCGCAGACAGGTATGTCGGGCGTTGACTCCTCGCAAGGCGCGCTGCCGATCGGCGCGACGGGGACCTGGTAATGGCCCTCGTTCAAGTCACGCTCGGCGACATCACGTTCGCCGGCATGGAAGTGCCTGAGCGCATCCCTTTCGGGGGAGACCAGGCGATGACGATCCATAAGCTGATCGGTGGCAAGCGCGTCATTGACGCCATGGGCCAGGACGACATGCCCATGGAGTGGTCGGGGTTGTTCCTGGGCCCCACGGCGATGGACCGTGCGCTATACCTGGATACGCAGCGGACGCTCGGCCAGTCGCTGGTGCTGACCTGGGACCGCCTGCGCTACCTCGTCGTGATCAAGCACTTCGAGGGCAACTACGAGTTCCCCACGCGCGTCCCGTACCGCATCACCTGCGAGGTGGCGGAGAACCAGGTACAGCCGGTCACGACCGCGGCGCCCGCCTCGATCGACGATCAGATGGCCAGCGATATGGATGCGGCCAACGGATACGGCGCGCTCATTGGCGACGGCGCACTGTCTGCCGCCCTGGGCACGCTCGGCACGGCGATCAGCGCAGTATCGACGTTCGCCAATGCAGCGCAATCCACGATCAACAGCGTCCTGCAGCCGATTGCAGCCGTCCAGAGCCGGGCGCAGACGCTGATCAGCTCCGCGATAAACACGACCCAAAACGTCGCCACCGTGGGCGGCGTGCTCCCCAATACCCCGGTGGCTCAGTCGGTCGCATCGCTCAATGCGCAGGCCGTCGCCTTCTCCAGCCAGCCGGCGCTCTCTGGGCTGCTGAGCGTTACCGGTCGCATGACGGCCAACCTCGGCAGTGTGTCTGGCAATTCCACCAACGTGACGGTGGCCGGCGGCAACCTCTACACCATCGCCTCACAGCAGTACGGCGACCCGACATCCTGGACGGCGATCGCCAAGGCCAATGGCCTGACCGACCCCGTGCTGGCTGGCGTCCAGACCGTCGTCGTGCCGAAGCAGCCCGACACGGCGGGAGGTGTTCTTGGTCAGTAGCGCGAGCGGCCCGGTTCGCCAACCGCGCGGCCTGGTCAAGATCAATGGCACGCCGGCGCAGGGCTGGCTGTTTTGGGAGGTCGAGAGCAACGCCTATCGCGAGGCGGACACGTTTCGCGTCTGCTTCGCGTTGTCCGATCTCGCCGCTCCCTTCGACGAGGCATGGTTCGTCAGTCAGACCACGGTCAACGTCGAGCTGCTGGGCGGCTTCCCGGCTGACCCGCTGAACTATGGTGCTTCAGACCTCGACAGCCTGATTATCGGCAACGTTGACGAGGTGAGCTATGACCCGGTGCAGCGCACGCTGGAACTGTCGGGGCGCGACCTCACGTCGTTGCTGATCGACGCCAAGACGGCGGAGAAGTGGCAGAACCAGACGGCCAGCGAGATCGCCACGACGCTGGCCAAGCGCCACGGCCTCACGCCGGTGGTGACGGCCACGACCGACACGATCGGGCGCTTCTACCAGATCGACCACGTGTCGACGACGTGCGTGCAAACCGAGTGGGATTTCCTCTGCTGGATCGCCCAGCAGACGCAGTTCGTCGTGTACGTGAAGGGCAACGAGCTGCACTTCGAGCCGCAGCCTGATCCGTCCAGCGCGCCGCAATATCCGATCACCTGGACGCAGGCGGACGCGACACAGTCCTTCAGCTCCAACACGAAGGAGCTGAGCTTCTCGCGCACGTTGACGGTGGGCAACACGATCAGCGTGACAGTGCGCTCGTGGAACGCCAAGCAGCGCGCTGGCTTCAATGCGACCTACCCGCAGGGGCATGCCAAGGGCATTCGCCCCGGCACGGCCACGCAGCCCGCGCAGGCCTATTCATACCAGATCCCCAACCTGACGCAGGACCAAGCCACCAAACGCGCGCAGGCGATCTACAACGAACTGATCAAGAACGAGATGCGCATGAGCGCGGCGCTGCCCGGTGACAACGAGTTGTCGACGCTGCACGTCATTCCCGTGAGCGGTACGGGCACAGCGTTCGATCAGAACTATTTCCCGGAGGCGATTACGCGTCGCCTCAACTTCAATGGTGGCTACACGATGGAAGCGCGCTGCCGGAATCACTCGTCCGCGGTGGTGCCTGCATGAGCATGGCGCACCTCCAGAACGCGATGCGTGCCCAGGCCAATCTTGCCGGTCAGCAACGCACGTTCTCCCGCCTCGGCGTGGTCAGTGCCTACGACCCGAACACGTACAGCGTCAAGGTCACGTTTCAACCCGACGGCAATGAGACCGGCTGGATTCCGCTCGGAACGCTGCAAGTGGGCAGCGGCTTCGGTATCTATGCGGCGCCGAACCTGGGTGACCAAATCGAGGTGCGGTTCCAGGAGGGCGATCGGGACACCGGCGTCGCCGGCCCGGTCGTGTTCGACAACCAGAGTCCGCCGGCGAAAGTTCAGGCCGGAGAGATATGGGTGCTCCACAGGAGCGGCGCGTTCTTCAAGCTGACCAATGACGGAAAGGCTGCGTTCAACGACGGCAAAGGTGGATCGGTCACGCTCAACGGCGACGGCACCGTCACTTCCACCGGCACATGGACGCACAACGGCAACTGGGCGTTCAACGGCCAGGTGACGGCCAACGGTCATCGCATCGACGACAGCCATAAGCACACCGGCGTCAGCACTGGCGGCGGCATCTCCGGACCGCCGCAGTAAGGAATGGACATGGCCCTCATTAACGACATCTCCCATTACTGGGGGAGTGACGTCGCTGCGTCTGCCGTGGGCGATCTTGGACTCGCGTCGGACACGCTGCGCGGGCAGCAGCGCGTGCTGCGCCGCCTGCTGACCAATCCCGGCGATTACATCTTCCATCCAACCTACGGCGCCGGCCTGGCGCGTTACGTCGGCAGCACGGCAACGATCGACGAGATCAGGGCGCTCATCCGCGGCCAGATGCTCCTCGAGGACGCAGTCGCGAAATCTCCAGCGCCGGTGATCACCGTGCGGCGTATCACCAGCGGCGTTGCCGTACAGGTCAATTACAACGACGCGCCATCCGGTCGCCCCGTCATCTTGTCGTTCAACGTCAGCCAGTGAGCATCTAAATGCCCAGCATGTCCTCCAAGAGCTTCACCCAAATCGTCTCTGACATGGTCACGGCGGTGCAGGGCAGGGCGACGGCGCTGATCGACTTCGCCATCGGCTCCGTGCTGCGCAGCGTGATCGAGGCCGTTGCCTCGGTGGTCGTGTGGCTGGAAAGCCTCATCTTGGTCTTGCTTCAGACCACCCGTCTGGCCACATCGAGCGGCAGCGATGTCGACAGCTTTGTGGCCGACTTCGGGCTCGTGCGCCTGCCCGCGCAGGCTTCCACCGGTCAAGTGACGTTCGCGCGCTTCACGGCGACCATGCAGGCGATTATCCCGGTTGGTGCCCTGGTGCAGACGAGCGACGGGACACAGCAGTTCACTGTGATCGCGGATACGACCCAGCCGGCGTACAACGCGGGGCTAGGCGCCTATGTGCTGCCCCCCGGAACGGCAAGCGGCGCCGCCACGGTGCAGGCCGTCAACGCCGGAGCCGCCGGCAACGTGAGCGCCGGAACGATCACCGTCGTCGCGCAGGCCATCGCCTACATCGACACCGTGACCAACGCGCTCGGTTTCACGAATGGTGCGAACGCAGAAACCGATGCTGCGCTGCGCACGCGATTCGTCGCCTACATCGCCAGCCTCTCCAAGGCGACAAAGACGGCCATCGCCAACGCCATCCTGAGCCTGAAGACGGGCGTGAGCGAAACGCTTGTGGAAAATGCGCTGTACAACGGCACCTACAACCCGGGCTATTTCTATGCTGTGGTGGACGATGGGACGGGTACACCGGGGTCGTCATTCCTTTCGGCGGCGTCCAATGCGATCGACGCGGTGCGACCCTTCACCGTTTCCTTCGGCGTGTTTGCGCCCGTCGTCGTCACGGCCAATGTCGCCATGACGGCAGCCATTGCTGCCGGCTATGACCCGGTGGCCACCAAGGCGACCGTGCGCGCAGCGGTCCTCGCTTACATCGGGTCGCAGACTTTGGGTCAGAGTCTGCCCTATACGCGCATCCTCCAGATTGCCTACGACTCGTCGCCGGGCGTGACGAACATCACCGGCCTGACGCTCAACGGCGGCACGGCTGACCTCGCCGCGACGGCACAGCAGCGCATCCTTGCTGGCACGGTGACCGTCTCGTGATTGGTGATCAGTCCGACATCTTCAATCGCCTGAAGGGCATGCTCCCTTCACGGTGGTTCGGTACGGCATCGGACCCGGTTCCGCTCATCGACGCCGTCCTAAGCGGCTTCGCCACGTCGCTGGCGTTCCTCTACTCGCTGTACCTATACGCCAAGCTGCAGACGCGTATCAACACCGCGACGGACGGCTGGCTTGACTTGATCGCTGCCGACTTCTTCGGACCGGCCGCACTGCAGCGCAAGACCGGACAGTCGGACAGCTCCTACCGCAACGCGATCAAGGTCGCCCTGCTGCGCGAGAAGGCCACACGCAACGCGATCATCAACACCCTGGTGTCGCTCACTGGGCGGACGCCGATTATCGTCGAGCCGCAGCGCCCAGCCGATACCGGGGCCTATGGCTTCAATCCTGCCGCGCTGCTCGTGGGCGCGTCGATCTTTCGTAGTGACTGGCAGGGGAACCAACTTCTCTTCAGTACGCCGCGCAGCAACTTGTTGCTTCACTCACAGGATACGTCGGCTGGCACTGCCACACGCGGAACCGCGAGCAACGCCGCAACGGCTGGCGCGGATGGCGGGCAGGCCATTCAGTTCGTCGAAACCACGGCGGCAGGCGGTCATCATTTTGCCGTCGCCGCAGGGACGCTGGCAGCCGGATCGTATGCCTTTTCGCTTCAGATTCGGCCCAACGGGCGCAACTACTTCCAGATTCAGTTCCTTGGGAACATTGCCTCGATAAACCTTGATTTGAGTAGCACCGGAGCTATTGCCGCGAAGGCGGGTTCCGTATCGAATGTCTCGGTCGTTCAAATATCCAACGGCACGTTTCTGCTGAAGGCAACAGTGTCGGTTGGAACCACCGGGTCAGTGGTGCCGGTGGATGTCTTCTCCACCATCGATTCGACCTTCGCGCTGAGCTATACGGGTGATGGCGCCAGTGGATTCTATGTGCGTTTTCACATGGAAAGCGCGACTGTAGCTGGTGCGTATATTACGACCACAACCTCAGCGACGACGGTTACTGACTACGCACTGAGCAGCACGGGCCGAGTGACCACGGCGTCCCCGCCATTGCCCGCTGCAGCCATGACAGCCATTAGCGCCTCCGACGGCTTCACCACGCCGCAGCCGCTGGGCGTGGGCGATGGCTATACCAATAACTTCGCCATGACCATTCCGACGGGGCCCTATGCGCCGATCGGCTATGGCGTGGCTGGCTCCTACGGATCGCTGGTGCTGCCCTATCAAGCGTTCGTGACGGCCTTTCGCCCAATCAGCAACATCGGCATCGCCAACGTCGCCGGTTACGGCATTTCCACTGGCGGCTATAGCCAGCCGTCGCAAGCCGAGTACGCATCCATGTCCATGGTATCTGGCGGCGTCACCGACGGCGACATCTTCGCCGCGATCGATGCCGTGAAGCCAGCCGGCACCATCGTGTGGACCCGCATCAGTAACTGACGCCTCAACTCATCACCTCTACGAAGCCCGCCTTGTGCGGGCTTTTTTATTGCCCAGGAGTACGCCTTGGACCGTCAAATCGTCTATCCCGGCCAGATCCCTCTCGAGACGGATCTGCTCAACACCAACCGCAATGTCATGATCGGGTTGGGCAAGCTCGCCGGCGCTATCTTCGGCACGTCGAACAACATCGTGAATGGCCTCGCGGTGGTGCCCACTGGCCCGGCGTCGCTGTCCGTCAACGTCAACGCAGGCGAGATTTATTCGCTCCAGAACGTCGACAACACGGCATACAGTTCGCTGCCGGCGGACACGACCGATACCGTCGTCAAGCAGGGCATCCAGCTACAGCCGGCGAACCTAGCCTGCGCAGCGCCGACGACCGCAGGCTTCTCGATCAACTACCTGATCGAGGCGACGTATCAAGACAACGACACCGGTTCGGTAGTGCTGCCGTACTACAACGCCAGCAACCCGTCGCAGGCGTATAGCGGCCCCGCGAACAGCGGTACGGCACAGGCGACCAATCGGCAAGGCAAGGTCGTGCTGCAGGCCAAGGCCGGCATCGCCGCCACGACCGGCACGCAGACCACTCCTGCCGTCGACGCGGGCTATGTCGCGCTCGCGGTGGTCACGGTCGCCAACGGCCAGTCGACGATCACGAGCGGCAACATCGTTGCAGCGACCAGTGGCCAGATCCTGTCATCGCCGGTCAGCTCGGGCCGCTATCTCAACACCCAGACGTTCGCGTCTTCGGGGACCTACACGCCAAC